ATCCTATTTCAATATTATCATTCACACCTAATTCTGTAATTATATTTGATTCTATAATATCTACACCATAAGAAGATTCTGTGATGAAGGTATCGAAAGCATTTAAAGATGGTGGATTGGTGATAACAGAAAATATCAAACTACCATACCCATTGAAAACAATATCATAAGTCAATCCATTAACAGTAATTGTGTGAGTGTCTCCAATTTCTGAAAAAGTATATTCTTGATCTCCTTCAAAATCAAATACTAACAGATTATTATCATTTTTCACAATAAACTCTTGATCTTGTATAACCACATTTCCAGTATCTCCATTTTCTCCATTAAATTTTATATCCAAATTTCCAAATGTCGGAACTGTTATAGTGACATCCTTTTCTAACTCTATTGACGAAACATCATATTCACTTTCAATAAATCCTCTAAGAACTGCTTGTCTTATAACTGTATTTGTTTGACTCTTTCCCAAAAGCCAATTGAGGGAAAAATGAACACAATCGGTATCAACTATTCCAATTCCTTGATATGATAGTCCTGTAAAACGATCCGGTGCATTTCTATTCAATCTCCACAATAAACTCAACCATTTTTGAAAATTTATAGATATCCCATATGGATTTTCTTTCGTTATTTGGTAATTAATATTTATAATATATTGTCGAAATATATAAATAGCGTAATAAACCGAAAAATTTTCATTAATAGTTGGTCCGAACCCCTTTGAAATATTGTCTATATGCGGTTTAAATTTTTCAGTAGCATAATTAAATTTGTTTAATACTGAATCATTTATCATTTCATCTGGAATTTTAATACTGAATTTTGTATTAAATACATTTTGCCAATAATCTGGAGAATAAGTTGTCCCACCCAATACAGCATTATTTCCAAAATTTGAAGCTATTGGTGTTACTTTACAGTTTGCGTTATCATAAAATTGCCTAACCCCATCAATAAAAATTTTTGGCATATTATCAAAATTGCTTGGATTACCACAAGTAACGAGTTTATAAATTTCTGTTCCCCTCAAAGAAAGATAATAATTTGCAGAATTTAATATTGGAAGTGGTATATTATCATTCAAATTTGATAATATCAATGTTTCATTATCTGTTAATTGAATATTATTCTTGTTTTTAGTGTATACATCTCTAAGATACGTTACATTTTTTGACAAAAAAATCGTTTGATCAATTGATTCTGCGATATAAGCCAATTTACACATATTACACACAACATCTACAGAAACATTTTCTGGTATAATTCGAAGATATGATCTTGTCGCACTTCTGAATTTATTTTCAAACCTATAAACATCATCCAATGTAGATTCTATTTTTTCGGCATATTCTAAACTTGGAATTAATTCATCTTCGTTATCCGAAATTATTGTAATACCAAAATTCTGAAGATTTAAATATTCATGTATTATAAATACTTTAAATATTTTTTTATTTGAACATTTATTTATATATAATTCAACAACCATTTGTTGAGTAGCTCTAAATAAAGAATTATTGCTTGGAGATTCTGCATTTAATAGTTCAGTTGATGGTTCTTCTTTAAATTCCATGTGTATGGGCAAACTTCTGTATACCAATCCCTCTCTTATATCTGATGTGGTGTATGGTAATAACTTTAAACAAGCAACATTCCACCCATAACGACCAATAGCAATTAACCCAAATTCATCATCAACACCATCTAAAAGATCAGTGTTTTCATCCCAAGTAGAACCTAAAAAATTTTCTTGCCAAAATAAAACATTTATATCTTCGGGAAGTTCTTCTATATCGTTTGGATCTTTGACACAAACTAATTCATCTTCAAAATATGTTTCAAAAGTTCCGTATGGACAACTTGGTGTTTCTTGGGATAGTGTCAATTGTTCACTAGTATATGGAAGATTCTCGAAATTTGTAGCCCATACAAATGTCCAGATATCAAGATCATCATCCCATGTTAATGTAGCACTAAGAGTAGCGGTTTTTATATCGTCAGGTCTTAATGGAATTAAGTCTAAACTATTGCAATCATCATAAAATAATAATTTTGTTGTTACCTGTCCGATATATTGGCAATCAGCATTTTCATTTTTTTGTAATACAATATCAATCGGAAAAAGAAATGATGTACCCATTTCCAACAATTCCACAAAATATTTTGTAGTTATGGACGCACTCAAAGTCTGAACATCACAAGGACACGCACTAGGTGGTGGTGTGGTTGTAGTTGTGGTTGTAGGAGGAGGAGTGGTGGGTGGTTGCGTTGTCGGCATATTATATCTTTATTTAGGATATGTGGAAATCATTGTTCTATTACATTTCAACGAATACGTTCCAAATGTAATGTTGTTGTATCACCTTCCACATCTTCATGAGACATTTCAAAATTTTCTATTCTTGGTATGAGATGTTTTTTATATAACGATGTTCGATTATTACCTTTGGATGATATTGTTAAATTTCTAACTTCGTAATTATCGTCAAATTCTATAAAAGAATTTGTTATTTCGATTACAGTCGCAAACACTCTAAAAGCATTACCCGAACCAGTTTTTTCTATATTGGTGGCAAAACTTCCATCACCATTATCTTTCTCAACAACACCAAAAGCAATTTCCCAATATTCATTATTGTATCTATTTTGTTTAGCATACCAAATATAAGGTATTCCTGTATCAGTTTTGAAGTGTATTATTTGGACTGGTTGTAACACATCTTTAACATATTCATCACCCGAATCATCCCAATCATCTACAATTTCCTCTGTTTGAAATGTATTTTTCCAAGAATATGGATTATCTAAACTTTCATGTATTTGAAATATTTTTTTGAATGATTTCATAGTATTATTTATTGAATCATAGTTATTAAAACGAGGAAACCCGAAGTTCTTCGGCACTTCGGGTTTCAGAATGATTGAGCTATCGCAGAAATACCTTATAGGTATGTCGATACAGCACCGGGTGTAAACGCTACACCAAGACCTTTAACGATGATCAAGTGGTAATACAGATCAGCACCGAAGATGTTGTTCACAATTCCGTAGCGGGTCATCAGACCAACACGGGGAGCGAAATCGTTCGGACCGATAGTTCTTTGCACCATAATGGGGATATATGGGCAATAGATGATACCAGTGTCATAGTATTCAGAACCTTTGTAACCCAACAGTGCATATTCAACAGGCTCAGTGCGAGTTGGGGTATATGCATTTTGTTGTCTATACAAAGTAGAATTCTGAACTTCAGTTCTTGTGTCACGATAAACCGTAAAGCGACTTCCGACAGTTCCTACCTTCGCCACACCAACACCAGTCGTGGAAACAGTTCCAGTGATTTCAAATGTTTTGAAATCTGGAAGCATTTCGAGAATGGAGCAAACACGAGGAGTTGCGATAACAAAGTTAGCGGCACCTCTACGGTTACGAGCAGCCATACGACCAGCTTCGATAATGAGACGTTGATAAAAAGTGATATTTCTCTCAGCAGTCCAGCGACCATCAGCACTTACTGGACTCCAAATGGAGAATCCAGCACCAAAACCTGCATTAAATGCGGTTTGGATCATACGCATCACAACTTCACGGTCGATTTCAGCTTGGATCTCATACGACATAGCATTCGTAAGTTCACCATCGATATCAATACCGTTCATGTTTTTGATGTCCTGCTCCAATTCGACAGCCCAGCGAGTAGCAAGGCGACGAGTTCCGGCTTCGACGGAGGTTTTTTCGAACTTCAATTCGATTTGAGGGATTTTACCAGTCAATTCGTAATTTTGAAGAAGTTCGGCAACACCACGGTCTTGATCTGCAAACGTCCAGTGATCGGGATTACCCGTAAGGAAGGCTGAAGATGCGCCAGTGAAGCGAGTGTCAAGAAGTTGATAACCAAGTTCGGAATAAGGAAGACCACTGTTACCGCTAAGTAGCGGGTTGAGGGTACCCATTCTAGTGCCAGTACCACCCTGCGTAGAATATCCGTCGATACCACCATTACTGAGAGTATCGGCTTGATAAGCGTAACGAAGAGCGAAAGCAAGTCCAACAGGACCAGCCATAGGCTGAACACCAACAATTTCGTTGGAGATCAATTCAGGGAAAGTGCGTCGAATCATCGGAATGAGGATTTTTGGAAGGCGAGCATCGCCACCTGCGTAGTTATCTCCGTTAGGGGAAACGTTGGGACCAGAGGCTCCAATACTTCCACCTGCGCCGAAAATACCACCAGAAGAAGCGATATTGCTTTCTTGGATACACCATTGCTCTTGGTTCTCAAGAAGCATGGCAGCGCACTTGTAGACATGTTCATTTTGGATGGGCTTGACTGTATCCGAGGAGTAGTCGAGAACCTTCCGCCATTTTGCCATAGCGCGATTTACCTTACTTTCATTGAGTTGAGTTTGAGGAATGTTCATATGTGATTGACTTTCTATTTCTTTCGTTCAGGGTATTACTACCCTCATGGTGCTGGGGAAAATTTTTAGAACCTTGACTGTTTCATTACTGCAACATAAGGATCTTCTTCCTCTACATCTTTATTTATCTTTTCCGTAACAATTTTTTGTTCGTGGATAAAATCTGGTTGGTGTTTACGATCTTTCAGAGCTTCTTCTTTGATCGTTTCACGAGTTCTTTTCTCTTGTTTATCGAAGAGACGAGAAGTATAATCGAAGTTCTCTTTAACAAATTCTAAGGATTTGTCTTTCAGAGCATTCGAGATAAATTTGCGTTTTGCATCGGAGTATGATGCAACTCTGTTTTCGATGAACAATTGTTTCTCAGCAGAATCTTTTTGTTCTTCCAAAATCTTGGAGATCTTTTTGAGTTGAGCATTTTCTTTGCGTAAAGAATCCAATTCTTTTTTGCCTTCCATGACAGGTGCAGCAATTGCTTCATTCATAACCGAAAGATCGATTGCAAAAACTTTACGAAGATTTTCCAACACTTGATATGCGGTTTTGTTTTTAACAGCTTGTTCAAAATCTGCTTTAGGAATTGATTCGCCAATGAATTCATCGATGAATGCTCCAACAGATTCAACAATTTGTTTTTTGAAATTCGTCATTTCAAAATTTTGGTCGCGCTCATATTTTTTGATGACTTTCACCAATTTGGCAGTGCGATCTTTATCAACCGATTCCACAATGCGAACCATTTTTTTGGTATGATCCTGATCAATTGTTTTAATTAGTTGTTGCAACTTTTCAGCATATAGTTCGTCTTGCTCCAACAAAGCTGCTTCAACAGCTAATTCCACTTTGTCGTTGATAGCTTTCTCAATAGCATTAATGGATTCTTCGGACAGAATCTTTTGCACATCTTCAGAGAATAAATTCTTCAAATTTTTCTTCATAAATTTATTTAGTAAATAGTGGTTTATTTATTTCGTTTTGGATGCGTAATTGTAATTTTTTTTGAATTGCGTCTTTTAAGTATGCACCAGCTTTTGCATAATCTTTATCCAAAGTAGCATCCACAAATTTAACGATAGACTCTTTAATACAATTATTCACAGTCTTACCACCTTTTTTCTTAGTTCCTTGTTTTTTATAACCGTCCCAACATTGCTCTTCTTCTTCTTTGAAACCTTTTTTATTACGTTCAAAAGAACCTTTTCCTTTTTTTGGTTTTTCGACTTTGGTTGCTGGAGCAAACCGTTTGCGATCCTTCACTTTAGGACCGTCAAAAACATGTTTGCCTGTTTTTTGCATATCTTTATATGTTTTACCCATATTTTTATTTAGTTAAATTGCATTTACGAATTTGATGATTTGGTTACGAAGATATTCATCAGCATCTTTTCTTGGAATAGTTGCCAATGCTCTTTCAAAATTTTCATATACTGGTTCATAAACACCAGCATCTGCCATGATCCATTCTTTGGATTCCAAGATACCGTTTACAAATGCTGTTGGATAACTAGGATCTGCAACGCAATCAAATGCAACGATATGGAGATTTCTAACATAATTTTCACCACGAGCTTCTTCAATTGTTCCTAGACTTCTAGTAGATACACCCAAAGATACACCATTATTAATCAAACCTTTTACAAGGTTTCCACAAGGAAGACCTTCACCATGCAGAATTTTAGATTTTCCATACCAAGTATCTCCTTGTCTATTCAATTCTGTCACCATGTGGCAAGCTCTTTCTGGATTCACTTCAGCAGTGTTGCTGTGGTTGAGTTCACCCAAAGAACGTTTAGTTACAACCATCTCATTGATGTAACGTTGAATATCTCTTTCCAATTCATCTTCTGGATAGATTCTCTTGTTCTTATTTTTGATAGATCCAGTATAAGGTCCGGAAATATATAATGTATTACCAGTCCCCAACTTATTTTGTTCTTCAATGATTTCAATTCCATTAAAATCATCGGGATCATTATACATCAGCTTTAATTTAAGTGCCATAATGTTATTTATATTGATCTAATTCTTTTTCAGTTAAAATAATGAATTCCATGCCATTTTTCTTAGCAAATTCCTTGGCATGAGTCCATTTATCATTATTATTGAACCATTGAACCTTTTCATATAAAACCGAAGATTTCTTTCTTCTGGTAGATTCATTGGGTGGTTGAGTCTGTTTGTATGGTTTTATTTCGACCAAATATTTCTTGATATTGTTCCCTTCTTTGATTTTGACGTAATTATCAACGTAATATTTCCTTGTTTTTTTCTGTATTGTATCGAAATATGGGACTATAACATTTTCGCTTCCCCACTGTAAAACATTAGGATTATTGTCACAGAAAATGAAAAATTTTAGTTCCAAACCTGAACGATAGATACATTCGGTATTAATACATTTCTGAGGATTTTTCGGTTTGAAAAATCCTTGTCTGAAACGTGAGTCTCTTTTAAGTGCTAATGACATGCATTACATCACCAACATGGAAATTGGGTCTTGTCCATACCCACCTTCGATTAATAATGTTTCAAGTTTTTCTTTATCACTATTACCCTCATTCAAAATTGCATCGCCATTGAATGATCCACCACCAAGTAACTGGACACCTGAGATATGTGTGAGTATTCTACCCCACATGATTTTGCATAATGCAGTGGCATATTCCAAAACCCATTTTTCCTTTACCAAATCTTTCAATGGTCTTTCCACGTAACATTCAATAGTTCCATAAAATCTTTCACCTGTTTTTGGTTGTGGTATAAGTCTGAACATTTGATTTCTAGCATCAAATGTCACTTCTCTTCTGGTAGAGAACATTTTTTCTCTGTTATCAATCCAATTTTTAACACCATGCCATGATAACATATCAAATCCAAAGTTACCCAAACCGAAAGATGCGAAGTAACTTTGTTGTGCCATCAATGTTTCCAATGAAAATAAGTTGTTCACACCAGTGGATGAACCTTCTTCAAATCTAGTTACATCAATAACTTTACGATAATCCATCACATCATAATCAAACATATTATTGTATGATTTGGCATCTGGAACTGCTACACATTGTTGTGTGAAGATTGTTTGTTTTGAAGGTTTGAAATGAACTGATAACGAACTATCGAAATCCATTATCATTTCATAAGTTTCTTTATTGATAAGTTGCATCACTTCAATTCCTTCTGTTGGCACAGCACCCGACAAATCAGGAGAACTTGTGAAATAAGACGCTGGAATTGCTGATTGTGAAATGTATAAAGTATCTTGAATAGGCACATCAAAATCTGGGTTCGGTCCTATTTTTTTCTTTTTCAATTGTTCTGAAGCAGTGAAATTGTTCGATGCTACCGTAAAAAGTTGATCCAATTTCAAACCAACATTACGATCATAAATTCTTGAATCGAATACCAAAACTTCTTTTGTATAGCCATTATAAGCAGTAAAGAAGTCGATACTCATCGATATTGCTTCATACAATTGATCAGGATGTATCTGCACATTGATCATAGGATGACCAAGCGTTCTCAATATTCTTTCCCCCAATCTTTGATAACATTCAATTTTAGAATTCAGATTGGTTGACATGAACGCACTAATTGGCGTAATTTCACAGAGACTCATATAATTATTTAATGATTCACTAAATAATAACATGAGCGATAGTAATGCCGCAAGTTTTTATTTTAATGCAAACGTGTCAAAAAGTTTCAACCAAACTGTCAATACAGCATTGGTTGCATTGAGTTCATATATATGCGCTGAAGTTTATATTTCAAATAAAACTAACGATGATTTATACATCTATGATAATAATAATTTTTCCGATAATAATCGATTTTTGCTCAAAAATAACGAGTCAATCATCATAAATGGTGTGACCAATACCAACCTGATAAGTGCAAAGACATCTCTTTCCACTGGTAAAGTTTATTACAGAGCTTCTAGATACTCCAATCAGACGTAATTGATCATTGTTAGATAAATAATATCAATGATTATACCCCCATTTATATTAGAATATATACAAATTGTGGCAGCAATTGTGGCGACGATTTCCACTATTTTGGCAATGTCCAAAACTGCTCGCAAATTTATTTCTGATAGATATAAAAGATGGCAGGAATATGGCGAATCAAAAAAAGAAATGCCAAAAATTCTGAAATCTATAAATGATAGACTTTACAGAGTGGAAAATGAATTGAAACCAAATGGTGGAGGTTCTGTGAAAGATGCTATTAATATTATCAAAGCTGAAATAGACGCTAACAATTGGTTATCTCCGAGACCAACTTTTAGATGCACATCGAAAGGTGTGAATGTTTTTGTAAACGAATCTTATTGTAATTTGTGTGGATCAACATCTGATGAATTGATGAAACTTGGATGGAAAAGTTTCGCTTTTGATGAAGATCAAGCAGATGATTATTATCATCGATTCACACAATCCACTGAAAATTATTCACAATTTTCTGGTAAATTGAAAATCAGAAATAAAAATAATGATTATCGTGGCGAATGGATTATTAGAATTCGTCCATTAGGTCCTATAAAAACAGAGGATGGGGATGATTTTCTTTGGCATGGTGCATTTTGGCCCGCAGATCAAAATGCCAAAGATTATGCCCACAATTTTAATATACCTTTAATTTAAGGTTATTCTGGCGCGGGAGCTTCTGCTCCACCAGCTTCTGCTAGCTCTGCTCCACCTTCTGGGGGAGCTTCTCCTTCACCTCCTAATGCGGCTGGACCACCACTGAATTCTGGCGGAATTCCTCCTCCACCACCGCCGCCCATGTCGCCACCACCCATGTCACCACCCATGCCGCCACCACCAGCTTCAAAAGAAGCTTCCAATTGTTTCCAATTAGGACCATTTTGGCGAATTTGTTCGATGGTATACATGAATTCTGCATCTTTCTGCAAGAACCCTCTATTGGCAAGAATTTCCTTATCACTCCATTCGAGATATTTCTTCATTGCAAACGTAGTAGAAATATTTTCATTATTGGTGATTGTGCTGAATGTATTCATTTTCAATTCCAATTTCTGCGCTTCACGCATATCATAGAAATTTGTAGGAACATTGAATTCGACTCTGAAATTCTCTTCGAAAAGATCATATTCTTCCCACATTCCACGGAACTTCAGATGTGTTATAAAAGCTTTTTTAATCCCTGATGCAAATCTTTGCTGTTGACGAATTATCATTTTAGCAAATTTCAATTCTTCACGAAGCATTTCAGTGCCATCACTAAATCCTGTTTCTTCCTTCAAACGAGAAGTTGGAGTTTTCAAAGAACGATATAATTTTTTGATGAACCAATCCAAAACATCTAAATTACCATCGGAAGGTTGACCACCAAATGTTTCAACTGTAGTGGGATCTTGCCCTTGTCTTTTAGCGAACCAAAAAGAATCTAGTGTGGATTGTGGAGCATACTTTTTAACGATGTCACTTTGATCTAAATCAAATGTCTTGGTAGACCAATATTGAGCCTGTAACTTGCGTAGATAGGCTTCTGCCTGTGGAACTGGTAATCTACCAACATCAACGTTAAACAAGAACCTGAGTGGCGCATGAACCATTCTATGGATTACTACAGAATCTTCAAGTAATGATAATTGGCGATATGCTCTTCGGCAATTTTCAACGAAAGGAATTATGAAATCTTTCGTGTCATTGTATTGACCACTATTGATATAAAGTATTTGGTTTTGTTCAAATGGAATATATTCGTATTTGTCAACTTTTTTATTGTCAATTGAAGAAAAGATTGGCTTTTTATAGATAAAAGCTTTTATCAACATTGTTTGAATGTTGTCATAAACAGGGTCGAATAGATCAGAAGGAAGATTTCTTATCGCAACCACACCTTGTTTT